GGGCAATACAGCCGCTTGGCCGAAATGGAGCGCAACCGCCAGATTGAAGCGGCGGATGCCCTGAACTTCAAGCGGAACAAGGACGTGGAAATCGTTGACGGGCGGCTGATCCTTCGCAGCCCGGACGGCACACGCTGGTCCATCACCATCGACAACGCCGGGGTTATTTCCGGCGCATCCATCTAGGGGCAGAACATGGGACTTTTGAGCGGATTGTTCGGGGGCAGTTCCTCGGAAACCACGGTGCCGGATTGGGTGCGTGATCCGATTGAGCGGAACGTCAACCGTGCTGAGCGTGTCGCCGATATGGGATACGTCCCGTATTTCGGGCCGGACGTTGCCGCGTTCACCCCGATGCAGAATGCGGCCTTCGACGGCACGAACATGGCGGCAAGTGCCTTTGGGATGCCCTCTGCCACGGGCAACGGGATGCCCGAACCCAAGACATACAGGGGTGGCATTCAGGGCTATTCATCCGGCCCGCTGTATAAGGACGCCTTGAAGCGGCTGGAGCGGCAGAACCCGAAACTCTACCAAGCCTTGGTTGCCATGAACCAGCCGCAGATGGCTCAGCCGCAGGCACCGGGCCAGCCCAATTCGCTGGCAAGCCTGTGGTGGGCCATGACCAACGGCGACATTACCAAGGATCAGTTCAACAGCATGTTCAATATCGGCATGATCCGGCCCGGTTCGCAAGGCGGTGGCCCTGCCAGCACAAGGGGATTGCCTACTGGATCGGGCGGCGGGACGACTTCGATCAACACCCCGCTTTCATACGCGCCGGGCGGCGTGAATACGGCCAACCCCGGCTCGATGTTCAACCAGACTGCCGCAGGGCTGACGGGTGGGTTTAGCTTCGGCCCGTCCCGTCCTGTGTCCAATCCTCGGAGGTAAGCCATGTTTGCATTCAGCCAACAGGGGCAAGCGCCCAACGTCATGCAGACCTCGGCGAACCTGTTCAATCAGGCCGCACAAGGGCCGAATATCCAAGCCTTCATGAACCCATACACGCAAAGCGTGATCAACACGACTGCGGCGGACATGGAACGCGGGCGGCAAATGACGATCAACGACATCGGGGCGTCGGCCAGCGCGGCAGGGGCTTTCGGCGGATCGCGTCATGGCATTGCCGAGGCGGAAAGCAACCGCGCGTATTACGACAATTTCGGGCGCACGATGGCGGGCCTGCGGTCCGATGGGTATAACAACGCGGTCACGAATGCGTTCCAGAACCAGATGAACCAGAGCGCGCTTGCGGGGCAGGGGTTCGGGTTCGGGCAGTCGATCAATCAGCAGCAGATGCAGCAAGGGGCTTTGCAGCAGGCATTGCAGCAGCAGCTCATCAACGCCGCAAAGCTGCAATATGGCGGGTTCACAGGCGCCGGCAAAGACGGCGTGGCGCTGTTGAACAGCGTCCTTGCGAACATGCCGAATGTCGGGACGCAAACGCAAACGTCCAACCCCGGCCTGTTCGGTATGCTTTCCACGTTCCTGTGAGGCTGACATGGAGCAACAAGTCCTTGCCGGATTGGTGCAGCGTGGCATCCCCTTGCACATCGCGCAGGGCATCGTTGCGAACCTCATCGCGGAAAGCGGGCTAAACCCCGGCATCAACGAAATCGCCCCGCTTGTGCCGGGTTCCCGTGGGGGCTACGGGCTGGCGCAGTGGACAGGCCCGCGCCGTCGCCAATACGAAGCCTTCGCGGCGCAACGTGGGGTTTCACCTGACGACCTGAACGCGCAGTTGGACTTCCTGCAATGGGAGTTGCAGAACACGGAGCGGGGCGCGTGGGACAAGCTGCAAGGCGCGTCTGACCCTATCGAAGCCGCGCGGATTTTCTCGGACAGCTTCCTTCGCCCCGGCATCCCGCACATGGACCGCCGCTTGAGCGAAGCCGCGCGGATTGCGGGGCTGAATTACGGGCCGATGCCTGCGGGCGCAATGGCAGGGATTGCGCCGCAGTTTCCACAGCAGCAGGAAGATCCTTTGGACGGCATGGGGCTATTCTCGCGCATTGCGGCGATGAACGGCATTGCACAAGACGCGGACGCCTCGCCGTTGAAGAACCTGTGGAACATCATCACGGGCGCGAAGGCCGATCCCGCGACGATGGCAGCAATCAAATCGCGCCCTTCTGGGCTTCTGGGAATGTGGGGTTAAGACATGGGATTGCTTGACGGCATTTTGGGCCCTGCCGGAAGTGAGCAGCGGTTGCAGATGAAGATGGGCCTCATGGGCCTGACGCACAACCCGAACCAGCAGTTGATGGCGCAATGGTCGAACGACCTTGCCGACATGCGGGGTGAGCGGAAGACGACCGAGGCGAACAACCGCACGCTGGAATGGCTTCGTTCTCAGGCATCGCAATACCCGCAGCTTGCGCCGCTTTTGGGCGCGGCAGAGACGGGCAGCGTTGACATGGGAACCGTGGTCAACTCGGCCTTCCAGATCATTCAGGAAGCCAGCAAGCCGCAGGTTGCTGACCCGTGGGATGGCGTCAAGGTCATCGGGGATGAAGCTGTGCGGATGGGGCCGAATGGGGCCGAAGTGGTTTACAGCGGCGGGCCGGATGAACCGCTTGTTTCAATCAACACGGGCGAAAACAGCAGCGCATTCAACAAGAAGACCGATGAAGCGGCAGCAACGCGCTTTGACCAGTATATCCAAGGCGGTGCAGATGCGACCCGCATGATGGGCGACATTCAGACGCTTACCACGCTTGGAACGCAGATTGAGACGGGCGCTACGGCAGAGGCAATGGCCGCGATTGGCCCGTATGCGGAAGCGTTGGGCATCGACGTAGCTGGTCTGGACGCCGCGCAGGCATACAAGGCCATCGTTGACCGCATGGCACCTGCTATGCGCCCGCCGGGGTCTGGTGCATCGTCCGACTTCGACGCGCGGCAGTTCCTGTCCAGCTTGCCCGCGCTTGGGCGGACGCCGGAAGGCAACCAGATCATTCTGGACACGCTCACATCAATCCAGCGGCACAAAATGGCGGCGGCGGAAATCGCGGCGCGCGCATTGCTTCCCCCCGGCGACCCGAACCGCATGACGTGGCAGGAGGCTGAGGCGGAAATTCGCAAGCTCGGCAACCCGTATGAGACGTTCAACGAGTATCGCAAGCGCGCGCCCAAGCCGACGAAGACGGAAACGCCTGCGCCTGTCGATGATGGCATCCCGACTTACAATCCTGAAACGGGAATGTGGGAATGACAGAATTTATTGAAGTCCCGCTGCCAGATGGCGGTAAGGTTCGCTTTCCGAAGGGTATGTCTCGTGCCGACATGGCAGCGGCCCTGAATAAGCTGGAAAGCGCAAAGCCTATCACCATTGGCGGGCGCGTGGCCGATGCCGCGAAATCGCTTGGCTCCGGCATTGTTCGCGGTGCTGCCGCACTTGCAGACATGCCGGGTGCTTTGGTGTCTGGTGCTGGCGACCTTGCGGCAAGCGGCGTAGAGTATCTGGGCGCACCGGAAGTCGCTAAAGGCTTGCGGGATGCAATGCGCAACACCCCGCTTGGCAGCGGCGACACGATGGGGCAGGGTGTCGATATGGTGGCCCCCAATGTGCGCCCGTTTGACCCCAGAACAACGGTCGGGGAATACGCGCAGACTGTTGGCGAATTTCTACCCGGATCAATGCTTGGGGGCGGCGGCACGGTCGGTAATGCCATCCGCTACGGCGTTCTGCCCGGCCTTGCGTCTGAGGCGGCAGGGCAAGCAACAGAAGGGACTGCGGCAGAACCGTATGCGCGATTTGCTGCCCCGATTTTGACAACGCTTCTTACGGGACGCCCAACTAGTAACGCTTCGCCCATTCTGCCGACCGATCCGGAAGACGCTAAGATGGCCGAAACGCTTTTGCGGAGCGGCATTCGCCCGACCGTTGGCCAGACCACGGGAAGCGACTTTATGCGGAGGCTTGAAGGGTCTTTGGACGTTCTGCCGCAACAGGCGGACGATGTGACCGCAGCGGCGATGAAAACGACAGGCAGCAACGCCACGCGCGCAACGCCTGAGGCGCTTAAGCAAGCATCCGACGAAATCGTAACGGTCATGAACCAAGCCGTTGATGGCGTCAGTTTCAAGCCAAATTCCGGCATGGCGCAGCAAGCTGATGACGTTGTGAAGGATTACCTGCGCAGCACCGCACAGGGCAACATCGTTCCAGATGTGCGGAATATCGCAGATGAGATCATGGACGCGGCCACCAGCCCGAAGGGCGCAACGCTTGATCTGTCAACGCTAAAGGACTGGCGTTCCCGTCTCGGCAGGTTGCTTCAAAGCAATGATCCGCAGGTGCGTGACGCAGCTTGGGGGCTACGCACCATCATCGACGACGCCACCGAGGCGCAACTGGTGGCGGCGGGCCGTGAAGCCGACGTGGCACGTCTTGCAACTGCCCGCCAGCAATATCGCAACTGGATTGCCATTGCGGACGCGGCCACGCGCGCCGGGGCTGAGAACGGCATTCTTAGCCCTACACAACTTTATCAATCCATCGTCAGGTCGCAGGGCCGCCGCAACGTTGCTGTAGGTAACACGACTGAACTCGGCGGTCTGGCCCGTGCTGCCGCTGGCATCTTGCGGCCCGCAAGCACTGTCGCCCCCGGCGCGGTTCGCAGCGCGTCACCCCAAGCTATTGCGGGCCTCATCGGCGCTGGGGCTGCTAACGCGCTGGTGCCGGGTTCACCATTCGTGGCTGGCTTGCTCGGGGCTGGTGCGGGCGTTGCGGCCACAAGTGCAATGCAGGCGGCAATGCGTTCAACGCCTGTGCAATCGCTTCTAATGGACCCCGCGATGCGTGGCGCGCAGTCGTTGCTGACAGTGCCGGGGGCTACGGCAGGTCAACGCTAGATGAAGGAAACGACGACGCCATAAATGAGGAATGCCGCCGCTGTCGTCATCACGACGAACAACGCCAATAGCGTCAAAGCTGCCAGCACGTCCTTCATCCCCCAAGCCTACCACCACACGGGGCGGAAAAACAACAGGGTTTGATCCCGCCGCAAAAATCCGCTATCCTCTGCGGGACTAATCATGTCCTGCGCCAAGCCTCGCCCTAACCGGCGGGGCTTTTTGCATTCCGAGGCCACGTATGAAGCCCAAGAAGCTGTCACAGGACCAGATACAGTCCACGCTCACAAACGCCATTCAAGAAGCCGTCAGCTTCATTGAAAGCGAAATTGCGCCGGACCGTATCAAGGCCCAAAAATACTTCGACGGGCATGTTGACCTTGGCCACGAAGAAGGCCGCTCCAAGGTTGTCGCTACGAAGTGCCGTGACACCATCCGTGCGGTGAAACCGTCGCTTATGCGCGTTTTCCTGCAATCCTCGCGTCCGGTGGAGTTTGTCCCGCGCCGCCCGCAGGCCGTGCAGGAAGCCGAACAGAAGACGCAATACGCCTCGTATATCTTCGAGCGCAATGACGGCTTCATGCTTCTGAGCGATGCGTTTGACGACGCGTTGAAGAAAAAGGTCGGCATCCTCAAGGCATGGTATGAGGAAGCCGCCGAAGTCGAAGTGGATGACTACACCGGGCTGAGCGAAGAGCAGATTGCGTTCCTCGCGTCCGATCCCGAAGTGGAAATCCTTGAGCAGGAAGCCGAACAGGAAGCTGTGATCGGCCCGGACGGGATGATGGTTTCCCCGGCAACGTATAGCGCCAAGGTTGCCAGAACTTCGCGCCGTGGCGAAATCAAGATCAAGGCCGTCGCGCCTGAAGATTTCTTCGTGGATCGGTCGGCCACGTCCATCGAGGATTGCTACGTCTGCGGCAACTCCACCGAAGCCCGCGTGGGGGAAGTCGTGGATATGGGGTTTGACTTCGAGACCGTCTACGACCTCGCCGGGGTGGGTGACAGTTCGGTTGACGAGGAAGAAGAACTGCAACGTCGCGGGTGGGACAGCGAAGACGAGCAGGACCACAACGACCCGTCAATGCGGAAAATCCTGCTGACGGAAGCCTACATGAAGATGGACATTGAAGGCACGGGCGTTCCCCGGCTTTACAAGTTCATCTGCGCGTCTGAGAAATACACCATCCTTGATTACGAACTGGCAGACGTGAACCCGTATGCCGTGTTTGAAGTTGACCCCGAGGCGCATACGTTCTTCGGTCGGTCGCTGGTGGACATCATCATTGACGATCAGGACGCCGCCACGTCGCTTCTGCGGGGCTTGCTGGATAACATCGCAATGGTGAACAACCCGCGTCTCGTTGTGGGGCCGGGCGTCAATATGGATGACGTGCTGAATAACGAGATCGGCGCAGTCATCCGTGCAAAAGACATCAACGCCGTGAGGGAGTTGACCATCGGCGGCATGGCATCGTCCGTGCTTCCGGCCATCGGCTATTACGATGAAGTCATTCGCGGCAAGACGGGGGTTTCCGGCGCTGGCATGGGGCTGGA